TGACAGACAGAACTCCTCGCGCTAACAAAACTAGGGAAAAGACGGCTGCGCGTAAGCCGTGGGCTCCCCCGTCTATGCTAGACGCACCGCCTGCACCGGAAGGTTACAAGCATCGTTGGATTCGTGCGGAAACGCAAGGCTTTGACGATAGGAAGAACATTAGCGCGAAGATGCGCGAAGGTTGGGAACTTGTTCGTCAAGACGAATACCCTGACTTTGAGTCTCCGGTAGTTGAAACAGGTAAATACGCTGGTGTGTTTGGGGTTGGCGGATTGATGCTTGCCCGCATTCCTATTGAGACGATTGCTGAACGGACGGAGTATTTCGCGAACCGAAATAAAGACCAGATGGAAGCAGTTGACCAAGATATGATGCGGGAGAATGCACACTCAACCATGACGATCAACAAACCTGATCGTCAGTCCCGTATAACCTTTGGCGGTCCTATAAAGTAAGCCGCCTTACTAGGAGAAATATCAAATGGCAAATCAAGAAACTGCCTATGGTCTTCGTCCTGTCGGTCTAGTGGGAAGCGCAACTAATTCAACTGGGGTAACTCAGTATGAAATCGCTTCCAACAACACCCATGCTATTTATCAATATGGTCTTGTCGTTCCTTTGGCGGCAGGCGTTATTGATTATGCGGGTGCCACCAGTGGTGGTACTACGCAAGCACTCGGTGTACTGATGGGCGTAGAGTACATGGATGCAACACAGAAAAAGCCTGTGTTCATCAGCTACTGGCCCGGATCGGGTGCTGTGTCTGTAGACACAAACCACCCTGTCAAAGCCTTTGTTGCAGACAATCCGATGCAGGTATTTAAGGTCGCGTCTGACGCTTCCTTGACTGATCGGGCTACTGCGCAAGCCGCTGTATTCGCTAACGCGTCTCTAGGAACTTCTGCACGGACAGGTTCTACCGCAACAGGTAGCTCGGACTCTGCGCTTGGAGTTAGTACCATTAATACCACTGCAACGCTGCCACTTCGCATTGTAGGTATTTCGGACGATGAGGCTAATAGTGACTTCACTTCCGCGGGTATTCCGATGCTGGTTCGCATCAATGCTCACTTCAATTCACCCACCAGCCGTTTCGATTCGCAGACTACCGCGACCTCGACAGGCGTTTAAGAAGGGGGCTAACAAATGGCTATTTCTCGCGCACAACTAGCGAAAGAGCTAGAACCCGGACTTAACGCGCTGTTTGGTCTGGAATATGGTCGTTATGAAAACGAACATAGTGAAATCTTCGATGAAGAAAGCTCGGATCGGGCGTTCGAAGAAGAAGTTATGCTCGGAGGCTTCTCAACAGCACCGTCAAAAGGCGAGGGCACTGCCATCTCGTTTGACGAGGCACGGGAAACCTACACGGCGCGTTACACACACGAAACCATTGCGCTTGCGTTTTCGATTACCGAGGAAGCGATTGAGGACAATCTGTATGATCGTCTTGCTTCGCGGTACACGAAAGCTCTGGCACGGTCGATGGCTCAAACCAAGCAAATCAAAGCCGCAGCTATCCTGAACAACGCGTTCTTGGCGGGTGCAAATGCGATTGGCGACGGTGTGGCCTTGTGTTCTAACGCACACCCTTCTCTGTCGGGTAACCAGACTAACCTTCTGGCTACAGCAGCAGACCTCAACGAAACTTCGTTGGAGCAAATGCTAATTGACATTGCGGGTCTTACCGATGAGCGTGGTTTGAAGATTGCGGTTCGCGGAACGAAGCTGGTTATTCCAAAAGAGCTTCAGTTTATTGCGGAACGTGTGTTGAACTCTAATCTGCGTAGCGGAACAGCGGACAACGACAACAACGCAATGAAGAACATGGGTATGTTGCCCGAGGGCGCGGTTGTAAACCACTTCCTCACGGATACCGATGCGTACTTCATAAAGACCGACGCTCCAAACGGTTTCAAGTACTTCAACCGTGCGGCTATTAAAACCGCAATGGAAGGTGACTTTGATACTGGAAACATGCGCTTTAAAGCGCGTGAGCGTTATTCGTTTGGTGTTTCCGATTGGCGTTCGGTGTTCGGAACTCCGGGCGCAGCGTAAAAACGGCTAATGGCGGGGGCTAGTGTATTCTAAGACGCCCGCCAGTGTCAGTTTGGAAGGGGCCTGTTCAAAGGGCCCCTTTCTTTTTGGTTAATTTGTGTTATACGTTATTTATTCCCTGACAAGCGCACCCTGTGCTTGACTAAACCCAGACAGGAGATTGACATGGGTACGACTACTTTTTCAGGCCCTATTAAGGCCGGAACCATTAAAAACACCACTGGAACGACTGTTGGTTCAGACATGAAGAACACGGGCTTTGTTGCAATGTCTCAGACAGCAGCGATTGACCAGACTGCTACAACCACAACCACAGACATTATAATTCCAGCCAACAGCCAGTTGATATCTATTGATATTACCGTGACCACGGCTTGGAGCGGTGGGGCCACAACTCTGGGGTTAGGCGGCGTAGGTGCAGCCACTTCTTTGACAGCGGCAGGCGCGATTCAAGGCAATGCTGTAGGTATTGTTGCGGCTAGTCCCGGTACTGATGCAACCCGCACAGCAAAGTGGCTGAACACAGGGACGGGCGATCACCGTCTGATTGTGACCACAGCTAATACTGGCAACGGTGTCGGCGCTGTAACGGTTGTGTATGCTCAGAGCAACAACGTTTAGGGGTAACTAGATGGCAGGCTCTGATGTACGCTCTAAGCGTTTAACTGCAACGGGTTCGGCGGGTCTAGGGCCCGCCCGAATACGGCAAGTTCAAGTTAAAACTACGACAGGCTCCCCGCGATTTACGGTTACGGACGGAGACAGCGGCGCGGTAGTCTTGGACATGGATTTAGACGCTTCTTCTACGCATTCTGTTAACATTCCTGATGACGGCATTCGTGTAAGTGACATATTTGTTTCTACGTTTACAGGATGTACTTCGGTGACCATCTTCCACAGTTAAAAGGCTAAAACAATGGCTTCAGATGTAAAAGCAACCAACTTAACTGCTTCGGGCACCGTTTTTGCGGGCAGGGCCCGAGTAAAAGCCATTCATTACAAATGTGGGACAAGTCCGGCGTTAGTTCTCAGGAATAAAGACGTAAACGGAGCAGTGCAGCTAACCTTTGCGTTTGCTGACAACACGGATGACAACGTGTACATTCCTGATGAGGGAATGTTATTTCCTGACGGTTGTTTTGCTGTGCTAACCAATGTTTCGGATGTAACTGTTTTCTTTAACTGAGGTTTTTATGTCTGACGATAAACCAATACCAAAAACAACAGGTAAGGGCGGAAATTACCGCAAGACTAAAGACGGTGCGGGAATGAGTGCCAAGGGTTTAGCGGCACACAGGAAAGCCAATCCGGGGCCCAAGATAAAAAAGGCTGTGACGGGCAAGGTCAAAGCGGGCAGTAAAGCTGCAAAACGGCGCAAGTCTTACTGCGCAAGGTCCGCGGGTCAGATGAAGAAGTTTCCAAAAGCTGCGAAAGACCCAAACAGTCGTTTGCGGCAGGCTAGAAAAAGGTGGAAGTGCTAATGGCTAAAACAGGTTTATACGACAACATACATAAAAAACGAAAGCGCATTGCTGCCGGATCAAAAGAAACCATGCGAAAACCGGGAACAAAGGGTGCGCCCACGGCAGCAAATTTTGCCGCAGCGGCAAAGACCGCTCAACCACAACGCGCCGCCACAGGAGGAGAGATGAGGAAATCTAACATGAAGAAAAAAGGTTACGCTAAGGGTGGTGCAGCAAAGAAGATGAAAGCGGGTGGTGCCGTTAAAAAGATGAAGGCTGGCGGCGCAATGATGAAGAAAAAGGGTTAATCGAATATTCGATAATCTATACAACGAGGAATGACATGACAGTTTCTAGCAGCGTAGATTTTGAGTTAGATGTAGCCGAGTACATTGAAGAAGCTTTTGAACGCTGTGGTTTGGAAGTTCGAACGGGTTACGATCTTAAAACAGCCAAGCGGTCTTTAAATTTAATGTTAGCCGAGTGGGCTAACCGCGGTTTAAACCAGTGGACTATTTCTCAAAGAACCGCGACCCTGACTCAGGGGACGGGAGAGTACGCTTTATTGCCGGACGTTATTGATATTTTATCTGCGGTAATCCGCAGGGATGATGTTGATTACTCTTTACTTAGACTGAGTAGAGAAGAGTATCAAACCATACCAGAAAAATCCTCTCAGGGGCGACCTAATCAATTTTTCTTAGACAGGCAGGTTACTCCTAGCTTAAAACTGTGGCCCACGCCGGAAAACGCTACGGATGTTGTATATTACAACGCCCTTACTCGGATGGATGATGCCGACACTTACATCAACACCGTGGACATGCCATTTCGGTTTTACCCGTGTTTAGCTGCGGGATTAGCGTATTACATTTCTATAAAGCGGGCCCCGCAACGCGTTCAGTTGTTAAAGGCGGTGTATGAAGAAGAATTTGAGCGAGCTATGACAGAAGACAGGGACAGAGCTTCGTTTAACGTAGTTCCTCAATACCAGTATTTTAGGACAGGCTGATGGGTAGGTTTGCCAGCGGTAAAAATGCTCTTGCGATATCAGACCGTTCCGGTTTTCGATACAGGTATAAAGATATGCGACGGGAGTGGAATGGCCTGCTGGTTGGTAAGGACGAGTTTGAGCCAAAACAACCGCAACTAGGTCCGTTTAGAACAGTTTCTGATCCACAAGCCTTAAAAGACGCTAGGCCGGAGCAAAACCTTGCAGAGATAGATGCTATTGAGTATGGCTTTAACCCTGTAGGTTATCGCGGTGATGCTTTGGGTTTAACGGGCAATAGACTAAAGGCTGAAGGGTCTGTAGGAGAGGTCACGGTGACAACATGAGCTACACATATACAACTCTGAAGCAGACTATAAAAGATTACACTGAAAACGACGAAACTACGTTTGTTAATAATCTTCCCGTGTTTATTCGTAATACAGAAGAGCGTATTTTAAAAAACGTGCAGTTAAGTTTGTTTCAACGCAATGCCAGCGGAACAATGACCTCCTCTAATAAATTCTTAACGTGTCCGTCAGATTTTTTAGCACCGCTTTCCTTGGCTTATACGGACTCTAGCAGCAATCAAGTTTTCTTAGATTTTAAGGACGCGGACTTTTTGCAATCTTTTAACCCCAATCCTGCCACTACGGGTTCACCACGTTATTATGGGCAGTTTGATGTTGATAACTTTATAATATCGCCTACACCGGATAGCGGTTACGCCGTTGAATTACACTATTTATACAGACCAGTAAGCCTGACCGTTAGTCCGTTTACGTTAACAATGACCAGCGTAAGTGGCACATTTACTACTTCAGACACTATCACTGGATCATCCAGCGCACAGTCTACAACGGTTAATGCGGTGCCATCCTCTACAACGTTGACAGTAAAGATACCTGCGGGAGATTTTACGGTAGGAGAAACCTTAACGGGTAGCTCTAGCGGAGCAACGGGAACGCTGTCTTCTATCGGAGCCGACACAACCGAATCATGGCTTAGTGAAAACGCAGAAGTGGCTTTGCTATATGGCAGCTTAATGGAAGCCTACGTGTTTATGAAAGGCGAACAAGACCTTCAGGTTCTGTACGAAAAACGGTTTGGAGAAGCTATTATGGGCCTCAAGATGCTTGGTGAGTCGCGTGAAGTCACAGATGAGTACCGCACAGGGCAGATAGTTAGGGCGAAACAATGAACAACATGGCTTTTGGCGAGTTTAAGGTTGAGGTTGAAACAACGGATAATCGCGGGTTTACGGCGGAAGAAGTGGCGCACCGATGCGTAGGTAAGATCGTTGCCTTTTCCGAAGACGCTCACCCTGCGTTACGGGATCAGGCTATTGCCTACCGTGATAGCATAGAGAAGCTGCTTGTTATCTATATGAAACAGGCTATCCAAAGTGACCGTACTACGGTATATAATGCAATCAAAGAAGCGGGTCATCCTACGTTGGCCGAATATATAAGGAAAATGTAATGGCTTTTAACGGAAATTTCCTGTGTACTTCGTTCAAAAAAGAACTGATGACGGCTACACATAACTTTACTGCGGCAAGCGATGTTTTTAAACTGGCGCTCTATACTAACAGCGCGACTTTAAATGCTGCGACTACGGCATACACGGCAACAAACGAAATCGCCCAAAGTGACAGTACAAATTACCCAGCAAAAGGTCAGTTTGTTACTACAGTCACACCAACGACTAGCGGCACAACTGCGCTTACAGATATGGCGGACGAAGTGTTTTCTAACGTAACTGTTTCCAGTGTTCGCGGTGCTTTAATTTATAATGAGGCCGCGTCAGGTGATCCGTCTGTTTGTGTGTTAGATTTTGGCGCGGACAAGGGTGCAACGTCTGGTGACTTCACCATTGTTTTTCCTGCGGCTGATGCGAGTAATGCAATTATCAGGATAGCTTAACATGGCAATAGTTCTAGGAAATCGTGCAAAAATGTCCACCAGTACCACGGGTACTGGAACGATTACCTTGGGCAGCGCCCTGTCAGGGTATCAGACCTTTGCACAAGCTGGCATAACTAATGGTCAGACGGTCAGGTACGCGATAGAAGACGGCACTAACTTCGAGATAGGAAGCGGCGTTTTCACCTCCAGCGGAACAACGCTTACGCGAAATGTTACGGAAAGTTCCAATTCGGATAACGCTATTAATCTTAGCGGTAGCGGTGAGGTGTTCATTACTGCGTCTGCGGCGGATA